TGCAGTTAAAGTAATTGTCATTCCACTTTCATCAGAATAAGCAGCACCTGTACCACCTTCCATACTTGCAAGATTCAAATAAGTTTGATTTTTTGCCTGAACATCCTCATTTGCATATTTCTCACTAGCACCAATCACCCACCAAGAACCATTAGTATCTTTTACTGCACCCATCATACAAGTGTCCAACATTGCTTGAAATTCTGCAAATCGGTCATTGTTAATTTGTGGTACCATAAATGATAATGTACACTCAAAAGCAGTTGAGCCGTTTTCTTTTGTTGCGTTTACTGATAATGCACCTGTTTCATTTTTGTTCTCAAAAACAAACCATGCAGCAGCAGAAGAACTTGTAAGAATACTATCAATATCATGCTCACCTACACCGTTTCCGTAAACAACTGCATCATTAGTAGTCCAAGACCTTAATAGTATCTGAGTGATACCACCTGTTGATTGTAAATTACTACACTCAACGCCTATACCTTTATCTATTGCCATTTTTTATTATTTTATTAGTTATTTAAAAGTAATTAAGAGGAGGCTTTTACACCTCCTCTATCATTACATTATTGTTATATTAAAAGTCCCCATTGAACAAGAGAAGAATACAAATACTGTACACCTAACTTGAAGTAACCTCTGAAGAACATTTTTTCTTCTAAGTCATCATAAAATACTTTAAATGAACCTTCTGGGTCTGTTACATCAGAACCGATAATTAAGTTCTCAACTGCACAGTAACATATACCATTAGAAAAGTTCGCACCACCATTTACAAATAAATCAGGGTTAGTGTCTGCTAAGATAGTATCCCATTCGTACATAGCCACAATCTCAACACCTCTAAACATTACTCTAGGCATCCCATCTACTGTGTTAGCAATCGCTAAAGAAGAACCATTACCTTCTAAGTTTGCCATATAAGCATTGTAAATCTGTGGAGTTACAAAAATCTTCTTTTCAGAAGCAGGTACTTGTTGTAATGCTGCTGCTGCCCCATCATATACATTTGTAATTAAACTCATTGCATCTCCTGCTGTTGGTGCTGCTGCAGTTCCGTTAAAAGTAATTACAGTTTCAGCCTTCATTAATTCCATCCAACCATCAAAAGCAGTATAACCTGCTACTGCACCTGCTACATCACCACCCCATGCTAATCTTACTACATCTTGTGCGATACCTTTTACTGCTCTGTTTACGATTGCATCTCCTAATTGAGTCCCCTCAACATTCATTACATCCGCACCATTTCGGTACATTTCCTCAATATAAGTTCCAAAGAACTCATCAGTACATTGCTCTAAAGCAACTCTACATCTACCTGCAGTAATTACTTTATCATCAATGTTAAACTGTACTACTGGGTCTTGACTTGATGCTGAACACGCCGTATATGGTTGTACAATTTTTGTTAGAGCAGCAGAAGTGTAAACATTCATTTTATGTTTAACATTAGGAATAACTCTATAGTTACGCATAATATCTTCACTTCTAAATACTGGCTCGTAGAACAATTCGTTTAGGTTAGCACCGCTATAAGTTGCGATACCACCATCATTTGCTACATTTCCTGTTGCCATTTTTTTTTATTTTTTTAATTATTAAATTTGTTTCTTACTCTTAATGCCATTGCTGCATAAAAACCTGCATTAGCATCTTCTTTTTTGTTCTCAACTACTGCAGGGTCGCTTTCAGTTTCAATTTCTGTACCTTTAGCATCTGCTTTGTTGATTTTAGCGTTTAACGCTTCAACTTCTACTGTTAAAGTTTCGTTAGTTCCTTTTGAAGCAACTAATTCTTCCTCTAACAAAGAAATTTTGTTTGATAATTCAATGTTACCAGTTTCAAACTCAGAAATCTTATTCATGATTTCATCATTATCTCCTAAATTAACAGTTATCATAGTTTGTTCAGCAACATCTTCAGAAACTTTTACATCACCTTTTACAGCAGTAACAATCTCCTCAACTTTGTTGTTAAACCATTCTTTTAACTCGTTAGTCATTTTTTTGTTATTTATATTAATACTTAATTTATTCTGTATTTCTTCTTGTGTGATGTTCTTAAATTTAGAAACATCATACTTTGCAGCCACTTTAATAGAATCAGAGATAGTGTCAATAAAACCTAACTCATACGCTTCATTAGCATTTAGCCAAGTTTCTTCATCCATCATCTCAGCAAGAGCATCATAAGATAATCCTGTCTTTTTCATATAAATGTCCGTAAG